GAAAATCACCAAACTGGAGGAATTCATTACCACGTATTCTGTGATTTTGGAAGAAAAATACGCAAGCGACGCAACGATGTTTTTAATGTTGGAAGCTTCCATCCAAACATCCAACCTACTCAAAAAAATCCAAGAGCAGGCTGGGATTATGCAACAAAAGACGGAGATATTGTCGCAGGAGGGCTTGAGGAACCCCATGAAACACGCATTGAACGAGATGATGATAAGTGGATTACTATCAGTAACATCACAGACGAGACAATTTTTTGGAGTACTTGCAAGGAATTGGTACCAAAAACTCTGCTTACAAACTTTCCATCACTACAAAAATACGCCGCATGGAAATTCCAGCTTCCTAGTTTGGAATACACAACACCAAACGGCATTACGTTTAATGACCCTGAAATACAAGATCTGGACGAATGGGCAACTCGAAATATGCGATTTAATATAAGTGGTACGTCTACCATGTGTAACACTCCAAAGCTCGGCGCGCGCCGAGCGGAGAATCCAGAGCTGATGTGTGCTCAGAAGATAGAGACCGACCGATCTCACTATGTATTTACGGAGGATCAAGAATGGGCAAAACTATTTGGGCCAGGAGTTTGGGACCACACTTATACTGGTGCGGACTATTCAGCGGCGCAGACGCTATTGGATTTATCAATGCAAAATATGCAATATTCGACGACATATGCGGGGGTATAAAATTCTGTCCACAATGGAAAAACTGGTTAGGTGGACAAAGACAATTCCAAGTCAGTAAAAAATACAGAGAACCAATACTAATTGAATGGGGGAAACCATCAATATGGATAAGCAATGAGGACCCTAGGAAAGACTTAACCCCGGCGGAAATAGACTGGGTAGAAAAAAACTGTATATTCAGAGAAGTACATAATTCACTTCTCATGCCAATAGTAGATACCATCAGCACTAATAACTAATGCATTATCCGCCAACGCATTCTGAGGCGTAAAAATATCCAAAATAACATAATCACCCAATGATGTCCGAGCCTCGGTACTTTGTAAAGAAGGTATAATAATCTGATCCCGTTGAACATCTCCATATATCAAATTCCGATTAATAGGATACCACCTACGCATCAACTTAAGCGTACCGTCTTCGTTCCCAGATCGGAAAACCATTTGCGTATCAGAATATATTTTGCACCGAGTTTTATCAACTGGTGCGGTAGCAGGATTACTGTAGTCTTGATTGAGAGTACCCTTAAAAATAAGTGAATAAATCGCCTCTCTGATACCATCTTGATCCAGATTAGATGATCCAATAGATCCAAGGTCAAACCAAGCTCGAATATCCCCTGTAGGTGAAGGAGATGCTCTCGGGAGAGAAACACCAGTAGTAGTTGTATTCTCCCAGAGATTTTCTCCATATGTCGTAAAACAAACACGTCTCCAATGCCAAGGTGCAGATGACGGCATAGAAAAAGAGAGTCGTTCAGCATAGCCACGAACAAACGTAGTAGTTGCAGTGCGCAATGTAGTTAAACCAGGTGTAGCCCCCGAATTGGCTGTTTTCATTGTAGGAGAAAAACAAAATACATGCTGACCATTGTCAGCAGTAAGAGTTATAGGACCAAATGCGCCAAAGCCCGATACCGGAAGAACATTGCCAGACAACAATGAGTCAGACTTCTTTAATGTGGAAACACTTAACAACGATCGCCGATTCATAAGCGGACGCTTTCGATATTTCGTATAACGAGTCGTTGACCGCTTTTTCTTTAATGTGGATCCATATCGTTTCTTGCGAAAAGTACGGCGAAAAGATCGCCGATTAGATCGCCGATAACTAGTTAAATAAGCCATAAAAAATCGATGAATCATAGATTTTAAAAGTGCGAACACTGAGCCATATAAATAGGTACGGGAGTCCCCGTCCCTGGAGGGTTAATATTATTTACCTCCAGGAACTTTTTGGACAAAATGTCAGACTTCGACTTCCACGCAAGATACGCCCTGCTTACATACGCACAATCAAATGGACTCGATCCGAACGATATTGTTCGACACATTGCAAACCTTGGAGGGGAATGTATCGTGGCAAGAGAAAATCACCAAACTGGAGGAATTCATTACCACGTATTCTGTGATTTTGGAAGAAAAATACGCAAGCGACGCAACGATGTTTTTAATGTTGGAAGCTTCCATCCAAACATCCAACCTACTC